CCTCCTTCATAACTCTCTTAGAGCCTAAAAAGGTGTGACTTATAAGATCATTGTCCTTATATATCTCTCTAAATATAAAACTGCTATCATGAAACAGCTTCTCGAATACAGCTAGAACACCTTTGCTCCTGTTGTCAGATTTTATTGCCATATTGGTCAACTCTTCAACAGTAGGAACTGCATTAAGATCATACAACATCTCCCATCTGTTCAGTTTGCACATTATCTTACACTGTGTCAGTGCTATTATGTCATTGCTTATGGTAATTAGGTTATTCCTTGCTTCGTACCTTGCATTTGATATTACATTGCAAGTCTTATTTGCATATGTACTATATTTAAACATGCCCTTAATAAATCCGACGAAGCTCCTAGTTTTTATATATGGCTGTATGTAAGGGGTGCTCTTCATACCTTCATCTTTAATTATCTTAGCTATCCTATTTGCTGCCATTATATTGTTTTCAGTTTTTTGTATTAAATCTCCAAATCTGTCTTCTATATAATTTTTAACAACAACCTCTTCACCTGATAATGTGCCAAACTCTTCGAGGCACAGTTCTGGGTTAAAAATGCTGGTCAGTGCTTTTACCACTGTTCCTGCGTCAGCTATTGCAACTGTTAATTTGTCTATTCTATTTACACCTCTTGCAGGCCGTTTAACATCCAAAAAACCGGTGATTGTGTAGCTGCCTACAATATCCACCAGGCTATTATAAACTTTAAATTCATTTATTAGTGCAGTCAGGTCTGAAATATTTTTATATTTTATTAAATGCTCTTGACCTTTCTTCCATTCGCCATTTATTACCTGCACTAATATTGTCTTAAAATAATAAACATCATCTCTTACCTTATTTTTGATCCGTTGTTGTTTGTCTGTTGCTTCTTCAATCTTTTCATTTAAATTCTTATTTTTATCAGTCAGAGTGTACCTTAATGACTTTGAAGTAACCATCATTGCTAGCCGCCTCCTGCTTGATATGTCTTCAGAAGTGTTACCTAGCGCCGCCTTGTATGATTCTTTTAATGATTGGTCTTTCAAGTATTCCAACATTCTAATGTTGCTCTTGTTTGGTAGAAATAATGGAAAAGACTTCCCTGACTCTACATCACTGAGCCTTTCTTGGAATCTCTTTATACTGCCATCCTTACTGTTTATAGTGATATTGTATTTTAGGCTTCCTGAAACCCTAGATGTCACCGACAAGTAGTCATTCCCAACACTAGCTATATTAGTGCAAAAAAGCCACATCTTCGTAAGTATCTCATTCTTTAATTTATTTTCAGCATTTTCGTTGCCTTCAACAGTATTTAGTACATACCTAATCTTTACTAGGTCATCACATGAAGGCCCACATGCTATAAGCTCTCTAATGGTTAGCCCAGGAACTCCAAATAGTGTCAATGGTATAAGGTGCTGAGGTATATTTACATCATAAACTTCTTTTATGTAATCTGTTGGGTTGTTGGCTTGACCTTTTCTACAGCTATACATATCACTTATCTTAAAAAACATTAGCCGTTTATGTTGTATCAATTCTTCAATATTAGCACCATTTTTAAACAAGTTTACTAATCTACTCAGCCCATCAATATAGTCATCGCATGGCCCTTTACATGAGAATGCGTTTGATAGCCCAATGACATCTTTAATATAAGGGTTTGCAAGCTCACCATTTATTATGTGATTGCTAATCACTTCGCCTTGCAGGTTTCCAATAGAGCACTTCTTAGTAGAAGGCTTCATCCCAAATGCAAGCCAAACTAGCTTTCTAATTTTAATATAAGTTTTAATCTCTTCTCTTGTCATCCTTGTACAATACCAGCTGTCATCAGAATGCTCAACCCCCTGTACACTTATATCCTTTCTGATAATCTCCCTTGCTATTTCATTTGCCATGTTGTTTGCTACTGTTTTAAGATTAGTTGACCAATTGTTAAACATTCCTTGAGGCCAGCCGGTGTTAACAGTCAAGCATTCTCCCTGTTTCTGACAGTTAAATACATCTTTCCATGCTTGGCTAGCATCTGCAGGTGGGTCACCTATTTTGTGAGAAATTATCAATTTTCTGTTGTAATTCTTACTTATTGCACATTCAGCAATCCTCAACGCGTTTGCATCTTTTCTATATACTGGGCTGTGCTTAGCCATGTATAACAATGCTGTACTCTCCATCGAATTTGACCATTTTTGATTGTCCTCAGATGCATGCCAGAGGTTGGTCTTCATTTTGATGTCATTACTAGTTATTGATTTGCTCACAGATTCCCATTTACTTCTTATTGTTTCTAGTTTGTGCCTACTGCCTGTAATAATATTGCTATCAGTCATATC